GCGGATTTTAAGATATACAGAAAGCCGGGCGAACGCCAACAGAGGTACTGGCGCCGGAGTAGTACGCACAACCGTAGAGGTAGACAGAGGCGAAATGGGAAGCGGAAACTACGTCTCTCAACCACCATGTCGCTCTGTTACAAATTCTGCTCGGTTCATGCTGGAACAAAGGTAACTGCGACTTCTCAACTGTATAACTGTTCGGGATAGTAGAACCCAAAGAGTTCTGCGGTCTGAAAATAGCAGAGCCATAGACCATATTCTCGGTCATAAGGTCTACTTCACTGTCGCACCATGCACCAGCAGAAGCATAACCATTCGTAATAGCATTGGTGAGGTAAACTCTCTTGGAGAGAACATGACCGCTAAATGCAGAGCCGATGGTGGTCTTCGCACTCTCAAGATTTGCAGTGTACATAGCAGAACCCACATAACCACCAGTGGTGACATTTGTGGTATTCATTTGTGCTGTGTACAAACAGGTGTCGGGAACGATAACTGCATGGTGAGTTTTACACTGGGTATCACCACAGTTATAGTAGTAATCGAAAGCGGCAATTCGCCAGTTCACACCACCAATCGTCCAGTAGTCACCGATGTACAAATCATCGAATGTACCAGCAGAGATAGCGGCATACTGTTCATCAGTGACAGCAGTTCCGAGATATTTACCACGATAAATAGCATTGTGAGCACCAGCCCCACTGTATAATAGGGTCTTCGCTTCATCGGCACTTGCCGCCGCTTCTCCTGCACTGGTAGCCGCCGCCGAAGCTGAACTCGCCGCCGAAGTAGCAGAAGAACTCGCCGCTGACGCTTTACTGGTAGCAGTCGAAGCAGAACTGGCGGCTGAACTTTTGGAGCTTGCCGCCGAAGAAGCAGAATCAGCGGCTTCACTTGCTTTGGTCGTTGCTGTCTGTGCCGCTGTGGAAGCTGTTTCAGCATTTTCAGCGACACTTTCCATGTTTGCCGCCAGCTCATTCATACCAGCGTTCATAGCATTGGCTTCATCAGCACCGAAGAAAGAATTTTCTTTCTGACTGTACTCGGTCACATCTTCAAAGGACACTGTACCGTCAGAATTGTTAATCATCTTGTACTTACGATTACCATTCCACACAGCGTCTTGATAATCAGTAGGCAAATTTGTCCATGCCATTTTCAAAATCCTCCTTTAATTCCGAAATTCCACTGGAACATTCGTCTGCCCTCAATCCTGTTTTTGATTTTCTCGTAAAGGTCGAGGGTTGCACCTTCCAAACGATTTAATTCTGTGAAATCCATAATATTTCCATTGTCCATGTAGACAGGGGTAGTACCATAGGACAGGTTCATTGTGTGACTATTGATTGTATTAAGATTTTCTTCAAGCTGGTTGATTTCATCAGCATAGAAGTAATCTGTAACAGTCTTATCGTCACACACTGAATCAATGTCAAATTCTTCGTATATCTTGACAGCTAAATCCCTCAAGCACTGAAGGTTGTTTTTAATACGGTTGAAATCTTCCGCATTAAACCTGTCACCGCTATACACACCATTTGCGTCCACAGCACCATACCAATCTGTTTTGGGTGTAGTCCACGCCATACTTAACCTCCAATCCTTCGAGCTGTCACTCTACCCGAAAATGCTTGCTTGAAATTGAGAGTGTGTCGGTAAACATTCACTTTCATACCCTCATAAAACTCGTTCTCTTGGTACACAATATCGGTAGTATCAATCTCGGGATTACCTCGGGTGTCGTACTCATACTCGATACCAGCCAAATAATATTCAGCCAGCCACTCGGAGAGGTCTGTTGCCATCGTCATATCGCTTATGAGAGGATTTTCCCATTTGATTGTCTTTCCTCGGTTGTGTAAAACCTTTGTCGCATATCGCTCAACAATCTTATAACGATAGCCCTGTACTTCGAGCCTATATTCACCCGAAACATTGTACTGGATAGTGACATAGTAGTTACCCCAGTCAATGACCTCTGCCTGTCCTTCGACCTCATTCAACTTGACTGTATAGCCATAGGAAGGGTCTTGGATATAGTAGGTCTCAACCTGTCCGGCAACGACTTCTATATCTTCGCATACAAGATTTTCTTCACGATTGTTCTCTTGGTAGGTGTAACAAGGAACAATAACCTCTTTGACAAGCTCTTGTTTGATAGCTTTCGGAGAAGAAGTCATATCCCTTCGGGTCATTGTGAAATCTGTAACATCGCTCAAGCTAAAGCGATTCAGCACAATGCGATTGTAAGGCTCGGCTGTCTTGGTGAACTCAATCTCCATCACATCGCAATCGTCAAAATCTCGATGAATGACAGAGGTTTTTTCTATCTCGTCAGAAGCAATAGTATATTCATTCACCAGTTCGTCACCATTGTAGGTACGAATGATGAACTCTGCTGGGAGAGCCTGTCCGAAGACAAGAGACATAGCATAGTAGGCTCTGATTGCTTCCAGTTTGATAGTTACGACAGGATTTGTACTGAAGGTGCAATCCTCATTTGAAATAGCCTGTGACACATATCCTGTATTGAGAGTGGCACTACCACTTCTCGGGATAAAGAACATCGAGCCATCGACAGGGGTATAATTCCCAGCCAGTGTTGCGTACTCGTCCTTATCCGATTCATTCAGAACATTCGCCACTTTGGAGAACGAGGTCTCGCCATTACTTGAAATGCTTGCGTCCGGCATAAAGTTAGACTTAATCTGAATTGCTCCAAATCTTGTCTGTGTCAGTACACAGCGACAGGCATTGGCGATAATTTGTAGTGCTTCTTTGTGTTTTACCCTCGGCATAGGGTTTTTGGTGTAGAGCTTCTTCAAACGAGGGTCAATGTAATAATCACTAATCCCAGCGTCATTCAGAATCTCGATAGCCAAATCGAAATAACTCTTACCAGCAGAGCTATATAAGCCTTTGATAAACTCTGTGTCCATGTTACGGAAAATGTCTTGACAACGAATTGTCGCTGTATTATCGTCACTTTCCCACTCGGAACAGAGTAGGTGGTTTCCTTGAATCCACTCGACCTTATCTGACCCCGGAAGCTGATAACCATACATAATGTCCATTTCCTGTCCAGTCTCAAGGTAGTTAATTGCCGACCTCGGATTGTCTACATTAAAGTAGTGGTCGTAATTCTTGAGCGTCACAGAGAAATCAATCTGTGGTACATCTGCTCCTATCGGAGAAACATAACTATCGAGTGAGGAGTTCATTACTGAATCGTTGTAGTAAACCAAACCGTAGCCAAACATAATCGAATAGATACGAAGTCTACTCTGCGGATTCTTCATGGTGTAAAACACCATTTTGACATAGGTTGTATTCTCAAGTACCTCCTCGGTACTCCATGTTGATTTGTCGTTGTCTCTGAACTCGATTGTCTGACCTGTACTGCTGACAATATCGAAATCCACAGGATAATTCTCACCAAAATTGATAGTGAGACCTTTGAAATCCGTAGCGATGGTGTTCAAACTGATTGTCAGCTCGCATAATGCCTGTGAGAGCAATTTGTCTGAAACAATACCAGTGTCATAGAAAGCACCACCGGGGCGAGGTAGAAAGAACATCGACCCATCAACTCGTGTGAAATTTTCCTCCAGCGTAGCATAGGCGGTATTATCGGAACGCTCACCGAAAACATTACTCTTGTTAGAGAAATAGGTAAACTCTCCATCGTCAATGCTCGCTTTAGCCTGTACTTCTTGGTTCACAAGACCAAATGTAAGCATGATGAAAGCTCTCTCTCGGAGAGAGGATTTCATGCTTTCTTTGTATTCTTTTGATACCTTCTGCATGAAATCCCTCCTTTACTCTCCTGTGTCAATGAGATTCACCTTGCAATTTCTGTAATGAGTAGGAGAACCGTTCTCGTCAACCCAGTAGGGTTCACCTGTACGGTCTCCGCAGTACATCTTCAAGGTCTTTTGGCTTTTGGTTACAGGGTCATGGAAAGTTACATAGACGAAGAAATTACTCAAGATACTCAAGATTCTTTCCCATTGTGCGGCGGTAAGCCACGCCCACTCAAGACCATCAATTTTGTACTGGTCTCGTCCAACTCTCTGACCTACGACAGTACCGTTAGCGTCTCGCCCGGAATCTACTATCGTAGTCACGACCACATTTACACCACGCTTACAAGGTGGTAACTCATAACCATTTATCGCTAAATATGCCATTCGTTACCACCTCCTTACTTCGTGAACTTATAGCCATTAGCTTTTTGCTGTGTTTCCACTGATTCAGTGATAACACGATTACCAATGTGAACTTCTGTCTTTTCCTGTTTGTCTGCCTGTCTCTTGGTATCAGTAGCGATTTCCTTGAGTGTAGGCTCGACATACTCGTGATAGAACTCTCTCAAGGTACGAGCCATAGATTCATCAGAATAATGCTCATAACCTTGCTGGGAATCCTCGTACACCGTCATAGCCAAAGCATTTGTCGGGTCGTAGGAAGTAGCACCAGCGTAAGCCAGTCTGTTTGCATTAGAGCTTACGAGAACAGCTCGGATAATCGCATTGGAGCATACAGTCATTTGACCTACCATGCTTCGCCAGTACCCAACGAATTGAGCCATACCAGCGATAGTAGCAGACTTCATCGCCATAGCGATTTGCGAACGATTCAGAACCTCGGTCTGTCCGTTGATATGACCGACCATTTCAGCTCCATTCTCGCCAGCTACGAACATACTTCCATGTAAACCAGCATTAGCAGTACCATTGGCATACATAGGAATGTTCTTCCAAAACTCACTCTGTCCATTCTTGATATAGCCACCCTGTTCAAACATCTTCCAGCCATGACCTGTGTTGTAACCACCACTGGACAGACCGAAGAAGGACTTGATAGAAGACCAGCCCGACTTAAACAGGGAGATACCTACGGACACCGAAGTGCCAATCCAGCTTGAGATAGAAGACCAACCATTTTTCCAAAGCGAGATACCTACGGAAGACGCTGTTCCTATCCAGCTTGACAGTGAAGACCAGCCACTCTTAAAGAGAGAAATACCTTGACTGATTACAGATAGCGAGCCAATCCAGTTCTTAACAGAAGTCCAACCACTCTTTAACAGCGAGATACCCTGTGAAATCACTGGAATACTACCAACCCAGTTCTTAACAGAAGTCCAGCCGGATTTCAGTAAAGAAATGCCTTGCGACAGAGTAGGAATGTTACCCACCCAGTTCTTTACTGTTGTCCAGCCACTCTTGATAAGGTTAATCGCCTGTGAGAGTGTCGGGATATTGCCAATCCAGCTCTTAACAGTAGTCCAACCACTCCTAATGAGGTTGATTGCTTGCGACAGAGTAGGAATGTTACCCACCCAGTTCTTTACTGTTGTCCAGCCGGACTTAATGAGTGATATAGCTTGCGACAGGGTAGGTATATTACCTATCCAATCCTTAACTGACTGCCAGCCCGATTTGATTAAGCTGATACCCTGTGAAAGCACTGGGATATTGCCGACCCAATCCTTAACCGACTGCCAGCCATTTTTAACGAGTTCAATACCTTGCTGTACGATTGGAATGTTACCAATCCAGTCCTTCACCGACTGCCAGCCCTGTTTTGCAAGAGCGATAGCTTGGCTCAAGGTAGGTATGTTTCCAATCCAATTCTTAACGCTCGACCAGCCCTTCTTTACCAGCTCAACACCAGCTTCGAGAGACAAACCGCCGCTTGTAACATCTTCCCACCAGCCTGTGACCTTATCCCACCAATCAGAAGCAGTATCTTTGATACCCACGACTATATCGGAAATAGGATTGTCCTCAATAGCGTCTGCGATAGGGTCGATGATGTTAGTCTTAACCCACTTACCGATTTTCTTGAACGGAGATAACAGACCCTCAAGGAGACCTTCGCCACAGAAAATACCTATCTCGTCTCTGAAAACAGTAGACGGAGAATTGATACCCAGTGCTTCTTTGAAGCCATCAATGAATCCAGTAATGAAATCCTTGACTGCCTGTACTGCGGTATCCCAGCCTTCCTTAATACCGTCCCAAATGGACTGACCTACATCTTTGAACCAGTTACCGATGTTGGACAGAGCTTCGGGGAGTGTTTCGGTGAAGAATGTCACGAAACTTGTCTTTACAGTCTCCCAAAACTCGGGAATTGTCTCTGTAAAGAACTTCGGTAGGGTCTCTGTGAAAAATGTCTTAAACGAGGTCTTCACTGTTTCCCATACTTCGGGGAGCGTTTCAGTGAAAAATGTCTTAAAGGCATTACAGATATTTTTCACAGCAGTACCGACTTTGTAGCCAATGTCGTGTCCAAACTGATTCCAGTCGAAGTCCTTAATCGGTTGCCACAAATCCGTAAACCACTGGGAAATCGTCTGCGGTAAATTCTTGAGCCACTGTACGAAAGAATCCCAAATGCCCGGAATCGTTACTGTAAAGAAATTCTTTAAGAATGTAGTAATTTCTTCCCAGTTCTGCGTGATTAAGATAATACCGTCAGTAATGAGACCAACAGCAAGACCAATCAACGCACCGATACCAGCTCCTATCGGACCGCCACAAGCACCGATGATAGCACCGATACCAGCCGCCGCCGCTGTCGAGCCAGCCGGGATAAGCAGACCATTGAGCCAGTTAAGCCCATTCTTGATAGCGTCATAAATACCAGTGATGTATGCCGGAATACCAGCGATAATACCAGCGACACCAGCACCGAGAGCCGCACCAGCCGCACCAGCAGAACCGAGACCCAAATTGGAAGCGGCTGTGGCGAGAGCCTGTGCAACTGCACTGTCGGCAAATGCTGTGGTAATCCATGTGGCGATACCCTTACCTAAAAAAGCACCTCCACCAGCAGTGAGTACACCACCACTAATGATTTGAGCGAAGTTTTCTCCGTCCAGCTCGTTTAGAATAGTGTCGATGATACCCGACCACTCAAGGGCGATACCTGTCACCAATAGACTGATACCTACTGCTATCGTAAGAGGGTTCGTGAGACCATGAACCTTCAAATCGTTTATATATTTCAGTCCGTCAAGGACACCTTTAGAAATCTTCCATGCGGCAAGACCTAAAGCGATTGAACCTACCGTAGTCAAGATGTGACCTAATCTCGTGTGGAAGAACTCACTCCACGAATCAATGTCTTCGGTGAGACCGAGCCATTCCTTCATCTTCTGTACGATTTCATCAACCTTTGTGGAAACAGCGTCACCGAGGAAGTCATACTCGGGTAATTCGATACCCAAATCACCGAGACCTCCAGCACCACCGACACCGCCACCCGAAGAACTATCGTCTTTCGAGAGGACATTCAGCTCGTCAATACCGAGTAAGGCATTTTTGACTTTCTTCGCTTCATCGCCAGCATTACCGAGACTATCGGTTAAATCATCAGCACCACCGACAGCAGAACCCAATCCCGAGTAATCAACTTCGGGTAGGGCGAATCCGAACAGGCTCGCAATCGCATTAGCCAAAATACGAATGACCTTTGCAAGAGCGATAGCATAAGGCAATACAGCATTGAGTACAGGGATAAAGATGTTACCCAAAGCTCTCGCACACTGCGTAACCTGTGCCTGTAAAATACGAAGCTGGTTAGCCGGAGCATTGAGAGTACGAGCCATATCTCCCTGTGCCGATGTTACCTGTGTCATAATGGCATAGTAACGAAGCTGGGATTTTTCAGCCTGTGTCATGGAACTTACACTCTTATCAATACCGAGTGCGTATGCTTCCTGTTGCAGACGAGCCACCGAGAGGTCGTAACCTAATCTACGGAGAGGTTCAAGCTCACCCGAGATACCCGAGGTCAACTTCTGCATAGCGTCTTCATAACTGATATTGAAGAACGAGGAAATATCGTAACCGAGCTGTGTCAAGTTCTTGGACATGAGATATGCCTTGTCACTTGCCACACCAAAACCTGTAATGATGGTATTGAATACACCTTGATTACGCATCCACTCGCTCGGGTCAATACCCATGATTTCAGCGACTTGTTCAGCATACTTCTGTGCTTCTTCGGCATATTCACCCATAGAAACTGTAAACAGGTTCAAATTCTCGATATAACTGTTGGATTCAGTAACCCACGAAGCGATGATTCTTGCTCCTGTACGCACCGCATTGTAAGCCATACGAGCTTTCGCCCAAAGGTTCATGTAGCTTGTCGAAGCAGAATTGTTCGCCTGTGTCATACTGTTTGTAGCAGTAACTACTCGCCTAATATTGGAAGGCAAAGCAGAGAACGCCGAAGCAACAGTATTGAGCTGATTAGCCAGTGGAGCGAGGGCATTTGCCAACTGCTGTAACTGACTGGTGAGAGTAGCCCAGTTAATCGAATTAAGGGTCTGTGCCAGTTCGGGTAGTTTCTTCAACTGTGTAATTGCAGACTGCAAACCCGAAGCCTTACCGACATTGTTAAGGGGTTGTAAAGCTGTTGCCAGCCTACCGATACCCGACAAATCGGCACTGTTCAAAGCAGAAGCGGCACTACCGATGTTCTTGAGCTGATTACCGATAGAGGACGAAATCTTAATACTACCGAGAGATTTCAGCTTATTAAGACTGTTCGCCAGCTTGTCGATTTTATCAGCCGAGGAACTATCGACAGACTGAAGGGCGGTATTGAGATTACGAAGCTGGTTAGCCACGCTCGTTAATCCCACACCGCCCTTTGTTGCATTTTTGAGCTTTGACAAAGAAGCGGTAAGAGCGTCTATACCACCAACAGCCGAGTTTGCACTCGATTGTACTTGTAACTCAAGACTTTCGATTGTAGTAGACATTTACTCACTTCCTTTCTGTGTTTCAAATCGTTTGTTGTTCTTAACCATAAAGGCTTGCATATACTGTAAGCCCTTATTGGCTTTGGCTTTCTCCTTTCTCTGTTTGACATTATCCATTGTCTTTTTGCTGATAGGATAAGGTTCATCGGGATAAGGTTGAGCCTTTGTTCCCTTTTTGGCGAAAGCACGAAGGATAGGAGAAATCCTTGCGAGAGCGTCATAGAAATACATTCCCTGTAACCACAGTTCTTGATTGACACGCTCTTTTCGTAGATTCTCTGCTTCTCGGTAGAACTTTACGAGACAACAATCTCTATCCCAATATTGTTCTTCCGTCATGCCTATTGATAAGTAATAGGGGAACTTGCTTTCAAAAATATCCGAAAAAGGAAAAGGGGAAGCAGAGCGATTCTCACGCTCGCTCCCCTTGTCAGCGGATTTATCATTGGACAGTGAATCACTTACCAACTCGCTGTCCAGCTCACGTTTCCCTCGGCTTCGGTAGGTTCTTCAACCAGTGCCATGATAGGCTCGTTGTACATTTCTGCCAACTTACCGATAAGCTCCTCCTTATTAGTCATTTTCGCAAAGATAGCGTCAATGACTTCCTTCTTCTCGAAGCGATGATGTGCGAGGAAAGCACCCTCAAAGAGAGCCGGGAGAGTAGTCATAGGCTTGTTCTCAACCTCTGCGGCGATAAAGCCCTTCTTCTCCATTTCGGACACCGTTCTGCGAGTAAACTCAAGGGTGTAATCCTTGTCGTTATAAGTGAATTTCAACTGTTTAGCCATGATATTTTATCCTCCTTAAATTTAGCACCGACTATCACGGTCAGCCCTCCTCAAAGGTACTGGTCTGATTTTCACTTTTCTTTACTTACGCTTCCTCGTCAAGACTGATAGCAGTAGAAGGTGCGATAGTAACAGTCATATCGACAACCTCGTTCACACCGCCACCGACAGGGAAAGCAGAGAGCTGACCCTTGAACTTGAACTTACCATCAACACCAGTAGGAGTGACAGTATCGCCAGCTTCCGTACCGCCGAACCAAACAGCATAATCGTTCTCAACACCCTCAAGAGCCTTGAGCTTGGTGTAGTCAGCGAGGGTATAGTTTGCATTGAACTCAAGAGCGTCCAAAGACTGAATACCCGGAATGTAGGTCTGCATACGGTCAGACAGAGTAGTGGTTTCGAGCATTTCGGGAGCACCGCCCAAATCCGGGAACTCCTTAATGTCAATCAGCTTCTCCCATGTAGAATCGGTTTTCTTCATAAGGAAAATCTTATAAGTGCTAATAGCCATGATTTATTACCTCCTGTAAATTACTTTTTCTTTCGACACGATAGCTCTGTATCGAGCTACCATTCTATAAACGGTTGCGTCTTCTTCGTTGGGTATCGGCTCTGCCATCGTGCGTGTAAATCCGAGCTTCTGCATTTCGCCATCAATCAAAGCGAGAATCGCTTTGCACTCGGCTTTCTTGCCAGTCTGCTTATTGGAGTACACATTCACTTCGTACATGAGCTGTGCATGATTTTCGATACAGTCGGTTGTCCTCGTGTTTCGATAAATCTGATTGTCTACCTCTACGAGAGAAGCACAGGGGAATGAAGGTGGAGACTTGACATATTCACCAGTCATATAAATTTTCGAGTATTCCTCACGGACTTTCCCGGAAACAACACTGAAAACATCTGATTCAATATCAATCATCTAAACACCTCCCTCGCAATTTCTGAAATTTCATTACAAACGGTGGTGACAGCACGAGCCATTGGCATTTTCGCCGGAGTACCATGTGTCAGCTTTAATTCGCCTTCCTCATAGAAGCCCCAAACTTCTTTCTTACCATTTCCCTTGCCAAATCCACCGATTGTCATACCCAGCTCCACACCATGAGGGTGAGGGGAACTGCCGGGTGAGCCATTATGATAGACACCAGCACCAAACTCAATCCATACAGCGTCTTCGCCACTTGCGATAACCACAGTGACATTTTCTCGCTCGTCAATCGAAATATCGACCTGTCCGTAGCGAGTGCCTCCTTTTACCAAATCGTCCACGACAGCTCCATTGAATCCCTGTCGGGCTTCATCTGCCAGTCTGTCAGCAACTCTCTGTCGGAGGAGTTCTGTCTTTTTCAGAATCTCTTGTTTGTAATCAGCCAGTTCTTTAATAGCCCTATCAATGTCATGTGCGGATAGACTGAAAGTGATTACCTTTTTACCCACTGACCGTCACCTTGCTTATTGCAATCGACACACTGTTCAAGCTCTTTGCGACTTTCTTCACGATGTAATCGTAAGGAGTAAGGATTGCTCCTTCCTCGTTTCTCGCTAAAGCTCCGTCTTCATCAAGAATCGGGATAGTGTCAACCCAAAGTACAGAGTATTCGTCAATAAGCGGAGCGTCATTGTCCATGACAATCACCTTGTCGTAGGATTCACTTTCTCCGAACTGCCTTGTGGTGGTTTCACCCTTTGCGGCTGAAATGTTCGCTGTGAACTCCTGTGGGTTTCCGTGAATGACATTGTGTTCCCCAGTTTCATTTCCATACTCGTCTACGATAGGTTCTTTCCTTTCGTAGAGCGAGTAGTAGAACTTTGTCTTGTTTCTGTCCATACACTTCATCGAATCACCCCCACATGAGGGGTAACTCCCTTGAGCATGGACGCTGGTACATCTGCATTTTCGTAAGAGCGAGAAATCCCATTCTCGGAATGAGAAGTCTGACCTTCAGCTCCTCGCTTGTTCAGCATATATGCCGCAATTTCACATTGGAGCGTATGATACTG